GGATACTTTACAGCAATTAAACCACATTCTAATTGGGTATTAAGTTCAGTTGATGGTGCTTATTATGAACCAGTCGCACAACCAACTGTAACAACTTATGAAGATGGTGGTAAAACTTATGAGTATAATTTGAGTTGGGACCAAGACAATACAAGATGGATATGTCAAAAACTTAGGGAAAGTTCTCATCACGGTGGGTGGATAAGAAGTGCATTAGGTTCAGACGCAGATACGCCAGAAGTAATTACTTCTCCAACAACGGATCAAACAGTAGTAAGAATTTGGAACCCAGACGACAAAAGTTGGTCTTAATCTAAATAATATTTAGCAATATGACCCGGTAAACCTAATACAGGTCTTCTATCAAATTTTAATTTTTTTGATTGAGGATCACTAGCGTCATTATAATGAAAGAATACTTGACCACAGATTTCGCCTTTAAATTCATCACGCCAATGTTCTAATTCACAACCACGATACATTAAACAATCACCTGGTTCTAAATCAACTTTAGTACCTGGATTATTTGTACCACCTGTATTATCAACATAGATAGACCAAGGTTCACCACCTAAAAACATTGTAGCAGATATTTGACATGATGGTCTGTCTTTATGTCTTCTAAGTATATCACCATGTTTATATAATCTTGCATAAGTATATGTTTCAACAAGTTTATAGTCTATTTCTTTTTCTATAGTTTCTTTTTTTTCTGTAAGTATTGTGTCAAATAAAACATCACCATAATTTGCCCATGTATTCTTTACAGTAAGGTCATTCATATAACCATAATCTTCACTAAACGGAGATATTTGTTTATTTTCATGTAAGATATTAAATACTCTCCTTTTGTTTAATAAGTAACGATATCCTAATTCTGCCATTTCAGGACTAATTAAATTTTTTATTACTTGATAGTGTTTTTCTCTAAACATATTACCTTTCTCTATAGACAAAAAACGTCAAAGTCATTCTTGCATTTGTTATATTATCACCAAACGTATAATCTGGTGAATGTGTAATTTTTGAATTATATGCTACTAATTTATTGTATTTGTTTTCAATAATAGTTTGTATATTTTCTTTATTATATAGTATTGTACCAGAATTAGGTTTAGGATTAGGTGTAAGATATATTACACCTGCCCAATCAGATTTATCTGTATGTTTACTATATTTATCTTTAGTAATTATATCGCTTGTTTGATATGAAAAATACATTTCTACTTTAGCACGTTCTAAATTAAGTACCTCTAATATATCATTTGCAATAGTGTGATAATATTCTTCTGGTACATCTGCTCTAAACCCTCTATAAAAAGTGTTGTGTTCATTTGTTCTATATGTTGAGTTAAGTGCAACTTGCCTTACATCATTAACATTTTTTAAAAAGTTATTTTTGATCCACATAATCTCTAAAAGAAATCCAACCTGTTATAATATATTTTTCTTGTGTTAATGATGGTACACCTTTATGAGTATGAGTCCAACTTGCTGGCCAAATAAGTGTAAGACCTTTACGAGGTTGTATAATTCTTTTTTGATAAAAAAATTCAGTTTCACCTTCATCTGTTACATCATTTAAATAAGTCATAAAGACTAAGTGTCTTTTTGCCATTGTTAAATCATTTGGATTATTAACATCTCTTTGCCAAGTATTTTCATAGTGCCAAATTTTAAAACCACCACCTGGTGGGTAATATTGTATGTTTGGACATTCTAAAACATCATAATAATATTGGTCTTTGTCCGAAAATATATAAGTTTGTTTATATTTTTCAATACATACATTTAAATAATCATAATAATAAGGTATATCTTTGCCAGCAACATCTATACTATCTTTAGTGTCTTTATCAATCATATCATAACCAGAAAGACCTTGTTTTTTCTTTCCGTTTTTGTGATGTTCAATAAGTCTATCACAAATACTATCGTCTATCTTATATTCACCTATAAACGTTGTCATACAATATTAAAATCCTTTAAATCAGTAACTACAAAATTACCAGCAACACTATATCTTTCATTATTAGTTTTCATAACTTTATGAGGTAAACTAGATTTAAATATTAGTAGTGTACCTCTTTCTACTGGCATGTCAAAACTTTTCATATTAAATATATTATATTTATCATACTTTGGGTCAAACAATTCTTCTTGCCCAAATGATTGAAACTGACAACTCATACCTTTATCTAAGTATAATACAAAACTATACGTTGAGTTTTTATGATAGTGTACTTCGCCTTGTTGACCAGGTAAAAATTTAGTTCCCCACATTCTAGTCATTTTGATAGGTGTTTGAAAGAACATTACATTATCATTAAATGCTTTTACTTGATGTTCTATATCTCTAGCTAAATCCGGTAGTCTATCCCATATCCTATCATCTACAGATTGAAAACCATCAGGTTCTATTTGTTTATATTCTAAATCTTTTATTATCTGTATATCACTTTCGTGTATAGAAATTTTAGTAAATGCAAGAGGTTTAGCAAAAAGTGGTTGTATTTTTATTTCATCAAGCATGACTAATCTCTTATTTTACCGTAAAAAATCATTTATATGGGTATCCTAAATTCCACATTACTAAACTATTTCTTGTACCAGATGTAACAGTTGTAACTCTATGAGTAACAAAAGACGGAAAGATACATATAGACCCTTTTGGTTTTATTTCATTACAAGTAAACTCACCATGTGGTGTTCTAAACTGTAAATCACCACCCTCATATTCGTGTGGGTGATTTAGTTGTATTGTACATGATAATTTTCTTATCTTACCTTCATGTTGAGGGTGTCCGTTGTTATAAGGTTCAGCTTGTTGGTCAGCATGCCAATTATAATATTGATTTAATTTGTATCTTGTAAATTGTATAGTCTCAGAAAAGTCCCAATCAAAGTTCCAACCAGCTAGTCTATTTGCTTCGTGGACATATGGTTGTATTTCATTATAAATCCAAGGTTCTTCTAACCAAGATATATGACTGCTTCTATGCTGTTCGTTTTTTTTTTGTAACTCTTTGTTTACTTGTAGTTCCTCAGTATTCAGACCACCAGTGGAAGCAATAAGTTCTTGTTGATTGTTAGCAAAGCGTATAATATCATCACACAAATACTCAGGTATCACACTAGAATAATAATAATAGTAATTCTTTAATATCATATAGGTATATATAATGCATAAATAGTATTATTATGGCACAAAATAATCCAATAACTAGTAGAGAAACACTTAAACAATACTGCCTAAGAGCATTAGGTAAACCTGTTATTGAAATCAATGTAGAAGATGACCAAGTAGAAGATAGAATAGACGAAGCAGTACAATACTTTGCTCAGTATCATTATGACGGTTCTGAAAGAATGTATTTAAAATATCAAGTTACACAAGATGATATTGATAGAGCAAGAGCAAATGAAACATTAACTACAGTCACAGATACAGCAGATTCCACAGTAACAGCAAGTTTTAAAGAAGGTAAGAATTATATACCTATGCCTTCAAATGTAATGTCAGTATTACAAGTATTTCCTTTTACAGACAAAGCGGCATTAAATTTATTTGATGTCAGATATCAATTAAGATTAAATGACTTGTATGATTTTTCATCTACAAGTATTATACACTACGATATGACATTAAGACATTTAGATATGTTAGACCATATTCTAACAGGTGAAAGACCAGTTAGATACAATCAACACAAAAACAGATTGTATATAGATATGGATTGGGCACATGATGTTAAAGCAGGTGACTTTATGATTATAGAATGCTATCGTAAATTAGACGGTTCAACATTTACTGATTTGTTTGATGATATATTCTTAAAAAAATATTTAATTCAATTAATCAAAAAACAATGGGGTACAAACTTATCTAAATTCCAGGGAGTTGCAATGCTGGGTGGTGTTCAAATGAATGGTGAACAAATTTACTCTCAAGCACAAGATGAAATCAACAAACTAGAAGAACAAATACAGTTAAGTTTTGAATTACCACCAAATTATATGGTAGGTTAATAAGTGAAAAATACATATTTCTCACACGGTACACACTCAGAAAAAACTCTCTATGAAGATTTAATCATAGAGCAGTTAAAAATATTTGGGCATGAAGTACACTATCTTCCTAGAACAACTGTAACGGAAGATAAAATATTAGGTGAAACGCCTGATAGTAAGTACACAGAAGCATATCAAATAGAAATGTACATAGAAGACGTGAACGGTTTTGCCGGTCAAGGTGACTTGATTGGTAAGTTTGGTTTAGATATGAAAGACGAAATAACTTTCGTTGTTAGCAGACGTTCATTTGAGTTATTAGTTGACCAACCATCAAATACAATTTCAATAAACAGACCTAGAGAAGGTGACATTATTTACATGCCAACCTTTAAGAAATTCTTTCAAGTAGATTTTGTTGAAGATGAGGATCCAATGTATCAGATTAATGATTTACCTATCTTCAAACTTAAATCATCTGTTTGGGATTACTCACATGAATTAGTTGATACAGGTATTACTGAGATTGATGAAAAATTAGAAGACGAGAATTTAGATTTATTACAAAATCAAATAACACTAGAGATTGGTACAACATCTTCAGGTGCTTTACTTGCTGAAGTAACTGATGGTAATGTTGAGGCATTGTTAGCAGAAACAGGTGATTTAATTGTTGATGAAGTTGACGGTGACAATATTATCCTTGAGGATGACCCTCAATATGTTGACTATATAGTGTTAGAAGATAGCAACACAACAAACATGGCGGCTGATAGACCAGGCGCTGACAATATATCTTTTGATGATGAAGCAGGATTAAACGATACAGACGCAAGTAACGATATCTTTGACTTCACAGAAAAGAATCCATTTGGTGACCCAAGTGACTTATAAGGAGTAAATAATGTTTAAAGACGCACAATACCATGAACTAATTAGAAAAACGATAGTAGCGTTTGGTACATTGTTTAATGATTTGTACATATATCGTAGAGCGAGTACAGGAAAAATAAATCAAAAGATGAAAGTTCCACTTGCATACGGACCAAAACAAAAGTTCTTAGCTAGAATTGACCAAGATAGTACAAGAGGTGCTGATGATGTAAAAACAACGGCACTTACTTTACCACGAATTGGTTTTGAATTAACAGGTCTTACATATGACCCTAGCAGAAAACTAAATCGTATTCAAAAGTTTAAGAAAGTAAAAGGCGCAGATACTAAGTCAATGACTAATGTTTATATGCCTGTACCTTACAACGTTTCATTTACATTGTTTACTATGGCAAAAAATAGTGAAGACGCTTTACAAATTGTAGAACAAATATTACCAATGTTTCAACCTGACTATACAGTATCATTAAATGTAATGCCAAGTTTAGATATCGTAAGAGACGTTCCAATTATTCTTAATGATGTAACATATGAAGACAGTTATGATGGAACTTTTACAGACAGACGAGTTTTAATGTACACTCTATCGTTTACAGCGAAGATGTATTTATATGGACCTGTTTCAAGTACGAAAGTTATTAAACAAGTACAAGTAGACCAATATACAAACACAAGCACAGCAACGGCAAAAAGAGAACAACGATATGTTGTTACTCCTAATCCTACAACTGCTGACGCTGATGATGATTTTGGTTTTAGTGAAACACGTTCTTTCTTCCAGGATGCTGACGAATATGATCCTGAAAGTGGTACTGATAAAGAATAATACATAATTTTTTTATTATGAATACTGAGATAAAAATACACGATGGTGTTTTTGATAAGAAATGGGTTGACGATTTAGCCTATCACTTATCAACAAATGTTTCATGGATTGCTGACAATATTGCAGGAAGAAATTCTTGGCCGTATGGTCATCACGGCACTCATAGACTTATGGGTAGAACTTTCTATAGATATAAAAATAGAAAAGATGTTACCATATATCAAAAAGAATGTTTTGAAGATTTAACAAAGGCAATAGAACACTTAAATTCAAACTTTGAATTAGTAGAGATATTTGCTAATATGCAATTTATGGGTATGAATGGTTCTTTTCATAAAGATAGTAACAATGGTGATCCTAATTACAAA